CGTCGTGTTCGGCGAATCCTCGACGAAGATTTCGTCGGTGACGTTCCACGAGTAAACCGACGAAGCGGTCTCCCGCAGCGTCATGGCGATGAACACCTGCGGCGGCGTGCCGTCGCTCGCGAAATTCCACTCCATGACTTCGAAGACTTTGGAGCTGAAGCCGAGTTTGTCGTTCGAGATCATGACCGTGTCACCGGCGCGGACCTGCATCGCCTCGAGTCGGAAGCGTGCAGAGAACGTAATCTCTTCGCGAGCGCGGCGCAGCTCCAGCACCGCCAGCCGTTGCGCGCAACTCGGCGAAGTCGTAAACGGCAGCACCACGTCGCGGAAGAAGACCGTGCTGTTGTCCTGCGTGACGTAGGTCGCGCTGCTGATCGTCGGAAAGTCCGTCACCTGCCAGTTGTTCGTCTCGCTGACGTAAACGCCCTTCACCGAGTTGACTCGGTCTCGTGCGCTCGTCCGCGTCTGCACGTTGAGCGGTCCCACGAAATGCTTCTCGGTCAGCGTCACCGTTGGGATGCGGTAGGCGGACGCGTAAGGAACGATCCTGCCGCCCGTGTAGGCGATCAGCCCGCCCATCGCCGAGAGGAGCTTGCCGATGTTCTCGTCGGGCGAAGCGCTCGTTACGATGACGCCGTTGGCCTCATAACGGTTCTCGTTGACGACGGGCGAGACGGGCAGGATTTGAACCTGCTCTTCGCAGATCGTCGCCGCCACGCCGAAAGCGGTGTCGTCCACCTCGGCCGAACTCATGCCCATTCCGAGCTTTGCGTCGGTCAGGTAGTCGCGCAAGCAAAGCGCGGCGTTCGCCGAGTAGGCGGTGTTGCCCGTGCGCGGATCGAGCACTTTCTTGCCACGAATCACGGCGCTGATGTTTGGAATTCCGCTTGGAAATTTCTCAGCGTCCCACGTTAGCCGCACGTAAAGATAAGCGATGCCGGAGAGCTTGTGGTTCGAGGTCCATTTGCCATCGGTAAGGCTCGCCGTGTCCGCGATCAAATCGGCGTCCGCGGTGTCGCCGGCCACGCCGAGCTTCTTGTTAATTCGCGCCACGCCATTGTAGAATCCGGTCGGCGTGTTGCCGCTCAGCGGAACTAGCTCGTCGTTAAAATACACCTCGTCGATCGCTTGGATCTCGTGCCCGGCAAGCGTTAGGACGATGTGCAGATACTGATTCTTGTCTCCCGTCGTGCTTAGGTAAACGATGGTTCCGCTGACTCTGGTTTTTCCGTAAACGATAGTCCGCGCCGAGATCGGATTGCGCACCGCCTGCGAGCGGTCCGAGAGTGACGAGTCCGCAAAGCTCGGCATCTTTGGCGCGAGCAGTTTAGAAGCGGCCATTGATGCGGCTACCGTAGCGGTAAATTTGATGACCGCCGTCAGAATTGCTAGAGCCTTGTTTGCTGCCGCAACGGTGGCAAAAGTAACATTCGACAGAACGGCAGCTGCGATGGCTTGTGGCATGTTAAATTCTCCAAGCGGTCTCGACGTTTGCAATCGGCCCAAAGACCAGACCGGTCTTGGCAACGAAAGCCGTTGTCACGCCGAGACAAATTCCAAGCGTCATCCCGCGCCCGGTTTCTTGCGCTACTATGTCACCGCGCCCAGCCAACTGCGGTTCGATGCGTTGCAGCCCTAGCGCGTCCACGAGAGCCTCGACGCCGCTCGCCTCGTCAAGAAATCGCGCCGCGCCAAGACCTGACGAGTAGCGATTGCGCCACGTTTTGGCGTAATCTTCGCCGGTGCAGACCTCGACCCAATCGGCCGCAAAGATGCAGCAGTCGTTTACGCCCCACGCAAAAGGTTGCTCGCGGCGTTGCTCGATAAATTGCGCGAGAAGGTTCGGCCAGTTGTCGCGGCGTGCTGGCATCACATGTAGGAGGTTGACTCGCTTTCGTCGCCGCCGTCCCGAATCGGTGCCGCGAGCTTTGCGTTGCCCCAGTAAATCTGTTTTTCTTGGATCGCGTTGACGAACTCCAAGCCGAGATCGCCCGTGTGCAAATTCTCCTGCTCTTCTTGCGTGTAGCGCGTTTCGCGCGGCCGGCGGAAGTCAACGAGTTTGTTTTCGGCGGTCATGATGATCGTCGCCTCTTGACCGTCATCGTTGACCGACATCACGTCCATCCGGCCGGCGAAGATCGTCACGGGCGAAGAAATCAGCGCGCCGGTAGAATCAAGCGCGCCAAAAAGCACCGAGCACTCTTTGCCTTGGTAGTTCTCGGTGAGCGCAATCGAGACGTAGGCGGTCGGCACGCCCGAGAGCTGGAAGTTGATGCCACGCGCCGAGAGGTCCGTCGTCTCCTCGACCGGCGAGATTGTCCCGAGCGTGCCGATCCCTTGATACGTCACGCTGCCGACTGTGATCGTGCCGTAGCCGCTCCAAAGTCTGACCGGCGTCGAGAACGAAAACGACGCGAGCAGGATCGGCGAGAGCTGGGAGGCGCTGACCTCGGTGACCATGTTGGCCGAGAGCGACCGGCCTGCCGTGGTGATACTCATGTTTCTACGTCCTCGATGATCGCGAAGCCGACGCCGTAGATACTCGCCTCGCCGATTGCCCACTCGGTGTTCGGTGACGCGAGGCGGAAGACGCCTTGAGCGCGAGCGCCAGAGGTAAGACCGTAAACAATCGCGGTGCCGCCGGCGTAGCTTTTGCGCAGCGCTGGAAAAAGATCAACGCTTGTTGATGAGTTTACTTGGACGACCTTGTAGTATGACGTGCTGATTTGCAGCCAGTCGCCGACGGCAAACGAGCCAGAGCCGCCCGTGTTTGTGTAGGTTAAAGTCGTGCCGTTCGCAGTCGCCGTGGCTACGGTCAGCGTGCCTGTAATCGTGCCACGAGGAAACGGGTTGGCGTAGTCCTGAAAGTTGAACGTGCCTCGCTGCGCCTTGAGCAAGAAGGCGACGATCTCCTCGGCGTCAGCGCGCTTCATCGGCGGACAATCAACCGAGCCGAGCCACGCTTGACCCGGCCAGTTGTATTGCTGCGTCTGGAGAGTGAACGGAGACGTGTTGCGCGAGGTCGCCGAGACGCCCGTGAACGAGAGCCGCGAGAGATTGAACGGGCTCGGCGGTGTGAGTGGATAGGTGATAGCCATGACGATTAGGCGAAGGCTGCACGGTATCCGCCGCCGCGTCGGACCATGTCTGGGATCTCAGCCTTGAGCCGGCGTCGCTCTTGGTCGAGGATCGGCACGAGTTCGGCGCGAGAGACGCCGGCCGCGATGTTGTAGTTGACGGTGACGCCGCCGCTGCTTGCTCCGCCTCCGCTCATCTTGTTGTTCGGCACGATGGTGCCGCTGGCGTGCGGCACGAACAGCTCCGGTCCTTGCTCGCCGACGACGTAGGGCGAGCCGCTGCTGACGGGTCCGCCCATTGCGCGTAATCCGAAAGCGCCTTTGATTGCGCCGCCGATGCCGGCCGCGAGTGGTTGCGTGATAAGTTGGCTGAACACTAGCCGAACCAAATCGCGTCCGAGTGAGCGGACAACCTCGCCGAGCTTTTGACCGCTCAAAATCGCATCCTCGAAGCCCTGGGCGATCATTGCGCCTGCCTCCATGCTCAGTCGGCCCTGCTCAATTTGTAGGTCTCTGATTCTCTCATAAGTCGTGATCAGTTCTTTTCTGATTTCTATTTGCTGCGACTTGTCAGAGACCGCCATTTTCTGATAAAGAATCCCTTCTTGTTTTCTTAATTGCTCCAGTTCTTTTGCGGTTGAAATGGCGTTTCCGGAAATCTGCATTTGCAAAACGCCAATCGCCTCTCGCTGCGACGCGTATTCTTTATCGATTTGGATCAGTGATTTTGTCGCCTCGAACTCCAGCTTGAGCGCCTCGTTCCGTTTTGCTTGTGCAGCTAGTGGGTCGCCTTGTTGCAAACCCTCCGCCTCTCCTCGCATGGCGCGAGCGCGGTTCATCATTTTATTGGCTAAGAAGGTTTCGCTTTGCCCTAGATCGTCAAACTGACTCTGCAAGGCTGCCGCCTCGTCGGTCAGCGGTTTCATGGCAATCGCTGCGCGTTCAATCCTTCTTGCAAGCGCTTGTGCCGCGATATCCCCAGATGAAAAAGCTCCAGCTAATTTAGCCGCTGCCAAAGCGACGTTGCGCTGCAATGCCATGGCAGCGTCGTCCGCGTAACCGGTCGCAATCGTCAGCTTGTCCAAGTCTTCTGACGTTAATCCGAGTCTTTTGGCGTTCTTTTCCGCGTCCTCAAGAAACGCGTCGAGTCTCTTCACGCCACCAATCGCTGCGCTGAATCCGAAAAAGGTCGCCAAGCCAACGCTCACCGTCTTCGCAGTTTTTTGCAGCGACGAAAGTTTGTTCTGCACGGCCGCGAAAGCCTGCTTGGTCCCATCGACCGCCCGAAGTGTAAATGTCGCCTCAGCCATGGTTTTTAAGTTTTCTGTTTTGGTGTTCGATGTAGGCGAGCCAGCCGTTCAGTTCCTGAGCCGGCATGGCGAGCACTTCGTGGGCAAATTTGTGCAGACGATCCGCGAGCGCGTAAACGGCGAGGAGGTCTGCCGCCTCCCCACCGTAGATCAGTTTTTTAGGTCGTCCACCTTCGGCGAATCAGCATCCGCAAGAATGGCGTTGGCGACGCGGCCGACGACGTTCGAGTCCGCCTTGTTCAGCAGCGTCGGCTTGTGCTCAATCGTAAACAGCTTCGCGCCGTGCTCGTCGGTGGCCTTCATTATCAAAATATCAACGAGCAGCTCCATGTCGTTCTCCTTGCTGCGACGATAGAGCCG